AGAAAAAGCGGGTTGGTCCAAAGAATTAGCACGTGACTCCGCGGTAGGAGTTGCAAGAGCGATGGGATTCGGAGTTTAATATGGCTCGATTTACTTTAAATCCAAACTTAATGCAACTAGATGATGGCGCCACTGGTGCACCACGTGTTGCAGGTCCTCGCACCGACACCTCTCAAGTAACCGAAGCAGATATTAATGCTGCAGTAGCACAGGCTGGACAAGACCTTGAGGTTGACCCAGTAACTCTTGCGTATGAAGCAGGTTTTACTGGTGACACTTCGAAACCTATGAATAAAATGACTGCAGAAGAGCGTTCTGCTTTTGCAAAAGGTCGTACTGCCAAGCAGGCTGAAAGTCGTAAAATTACACAATCTGGAATGGACCCAGATAACCCTATGCCAACTGAAGACCCAGGTCCAGGAATGTACTGGGCTAACTATGGTGGTGTTTGGCGTAAATATAAGTATGTAACCAAGACAAACTCTGGCAATGGTGGCAACGGTAACGGCAATGGTAACGGCAACGGAGGCGGCGGCGGAAACGGCGGCGGCGGCGGCGGAAACGGCGGCGGCGGAGGCGGAGGTAATCCACCACCACCACCAACTGATACTGGTCCTACTTTAGCAGCAGATGTATTCAAGCAAACACTTGCTGTTTTCTTTGGCGCGGCAGAGATGGCTAAGCCTTGGGCTAATGAACTTTACAAGGCTGTATCTAAGTTTTATAAGCAAGGTGCAACTTCAGAAGAAGCATTTAATATGGCTCTTCTTGAGTCTGAAAATAACCCAGCAATGCTTGACTTTACCAAGCGATTCAAAGGTATCTTTGCTCTTCAGAAAATGAAGCAAGCAGGCAAGGCAGTTACTGTGCCAACTATTGCTGAATACTTTGCAACAGAATCTAAGATGGGCGACATTCTTAAAGCATCTAACTTAGGTGACTTGGCTAATGAAGACTTTCTCGGAGATGTTCTTGGTAAGGGTGTATCTGCTACAGAATTTGGTAACAGAATTACAGCAATCTTTGACCGTATTGATAACGCCCCTGCTGCAACTAAAAAAACTCTTCAAAGATTCTTTCCATATCTTGACCGCACTCAACTTGCAAAGACACTTGCCTTGGGTGATAAAGGTGCAACAATGTTACAGCAAGAAATTGCTGGGTATGAAGTTCTTTCTGCTGCAGAATTCCAGGGTCTTGGACTATCTAAGGAATTACCTAGCGGAATTAGTGTTGAACAAGCATCCGATATTGCTAAGAGCGGCGGCACATACGCCAGCACATTAGGACAATTTGGACAGATTGCTGGAGCACGTGAGACAGAACAGAAACTTGCTGAGATTTCAGGAATGAAATCACTAGGAGTTACTGGTTTGACAAAGGCTGTTATCGGCAAGTCTGCTGCAGAACTTAAGAAACTAGAAGATTTAACTCGACAAGAAGAAGCACGCTTTGCAGGCAAGGCTGGAACCGCTGGTTCTAGAGCACTTGCATCTCAGGCTCGTGCTAACCGCTTAATATAAAACAGAATCCTAACGGACCCACCAGCCCCGTTGGCGTAAAAGACTGGAAGTAAGAGCCAGACCATTTCCCCGAATGGAACCTGAGGCTTGCGAACTAACTACGAATAGAAGGGTGGCGTTGCTATGAGCAACAACTACTGGGACGACGAAGACGATGACCTAGATACAACCGATGAAGCACCGATGGATGGAAGCGACTTACTTAAAAAGTTGCGAAAAGCCAAGCGTGCAGATGAGAAGCGTATCAAAGAACTCACAGAGCAACTTGAGGGATTTTCCAAGACGCAGCGTGAGGCAATTGTCAAGTCAGTACTAGAAAAGAAGGGCGTCAATCTTAAAGCAGCCCGTTTAGTAATGAAGGACTTGGATGACATTAACGAAGAATCAGTTTCTAACTGGCTCGAAGAGAATGCAGACTTGTTCGGACTAACGGTTAACGAAGATGCATCTAAGATAACACAAGAAGACCGCGCTGCATTACGCAACCAGGACTTGGTTACTCAAAATGCTATGACCCCTGACCGAGCAAATGATATTGAATACAGAATGTCTCAGGCAACGTCTGAAGAAGACATCCTGTCAATTCTTCGCTCGCAATAATAATATCCGTTCATAGTCACTTGGAGGTGACCGCATATGGCTAACGCCTATACATCAACAGGCTCTACTACCCTCGGTGGTACAGTCGGTGGTGCAGGTCTTGTACAGAAGGCATACGACCGTCTTCTAGAATTCGCTCTCCGTTCAGAGCCACTAATTCGTTCAGTCGCAGACAAGACTCCAGCACAGCAATCAATCCCAGGTTCAACAGTTGTACTCCAGAAGTACCAGGACCTAACAGCAGCAACAAGCACACTAACAGAGACAGTTGACCCAGATGCAGTTGCATTGTCAACACCTAACACAGTTACAATTACTCTTAACGAGTACGGTAACTCTGTTCTTGTAACACGTGCGTTGGAACTATTCTCTCTAGCAGATGTAGACCCAGCAATTGCTAACATCATCGCATTCAACCTTGCAGATTCAATCGACCAGGTTGCAATGACAACACTACGCTCAGGAACAAACGTAATTTACGGTGGTTCAACAGCGACATCAACAGCAACAATCACTGCTGCTGCAACAATCGACTCACCAGACATCCGTCGTGCTGTCGCAAAGTTGCGTGCTAACAAGGCTGCATACCGTAAGGGTTCACTATACTGGACAGGTATTCACCCAGAAGTTTCACACGACCTTCGTGCAGAGACAGGCGCAGCAGGATGGCGCGACCCACACAATTACTCCACACCAGAGAACATCTACGCTGGAGAAATTGGACAGTACGAAGGTGCATTCTATGTAGAATCAGCACGTTTGTACAACGCTAAGACTGGTGCAGACCAGTCAGCACTAGCAACAACAGCAGTAACAGTTGCAGGAACATCAGCCGCATTCACATTCGGCGTTGCTTCATCATCTGTTATTGCATTGCGTGCTGAAGTTGGCGATAAGATTTCAGGAACAGGCGTAGGAACATCTGCGAAGATTACTGCTATCGATACATCAGGTTCAACAACAACAATCACTGTAGACGTTGCTAACTCAGCAGCAGTCACAGTATCAACAACAATCACAGTTACACCAGTAACTCGCGTATTCAATACAATCGTATGTGGACGCCAAGCAATGGCTCAGGCTGTTGCTGAAGAACCACACGTTGTTATTGGTAACGTAACTGATAAGTTGATGCGTTTCCGCCCAATGGGTTGGTACGGCGTACTCGGCTTTGCAATCTACCGCGATGAGGCACTATTCCGCATCGAGTCAGGTTCATCAATCGCTGCTAAGTAATTAGTTGATTGACGGGTGGGCAGAGGGAAACCTCTGCTCATCAGTAAGTTCACTAAGGAGGACTAATGGCTACTTGGATATTCAAGACCCCAATCGTACGAGAAGGTCCATCTGGTGGTGGCTCACGCCTATTTTACTTCTACAAGTTAGATGTAGGCGTTTCCATCGTAAAGCAAAACGGAGTTTACTCCCAACAGAGATACATACTTGACTCAGACTTACCAACCTTTCAAGAGTTGTATCAAGGTGGAAGAAACTATGAAGTAAGTGATGAAACAAAGGCAGCATTAATTGCTGGTGGAGTTGGAGTTACAGAGGCAAACTTTACGGAAGTATAGGGACAAATGGGATTACATCAAAGACAGACACATCCAGAGTATGTAGAAGGTTGCTTTGGTTGCAAGATACAACTTCTTGAATTATCTACTGGCGATGCCAAGCGAGATATATCTGACAAGAAGTGGGTCGGAGAATTGAATGCCTATAGAGAAGCAAGAGCACAAGGTATTCAACCAGCAGGAACAACGCACAAACATATCCAACAGGCATACACAGCAAGTGAGGTTCTCAATAAACCTTACAATGCTGACATTATGCCAACTGCAAAAAACATAACCAAACAAACCGTCGAGGTAATGAAAGAGATAGGACAAATATAATGCCAATGGTCAATGGAGAGAAGTTCCCATACACAGCAAAGGGAAAAATGGAAGCCAAAATGGCTGACAAGAAGATGGTTGCTAAGAAGGCTGCTAAGAAAAAGGTTGCTAAAAAAGTCGCTAAGAAGAAAATGAAGTAATTATGCCAATGACATATGACGAATACGACAGCAAGCGTTCTTGGTTAGTAGATACTGCCGAGACCCCTGCCGATAAGAAGCGTCTTAAGGCAGAACTCCAGAAGTTAAAGGCTCAGTATGAGGCTGGTAAGGTTAAACCAAAGTCTAGTCCTACTGCTAAAACAGCAGATGCTGCTCGTATGCAAGCAACTCAACGTGCACAGATGCTACGCGGAGAATCAGCAGAAGACAAGGCTTACCGCACACTTATGGAAAAGTATAACTACGACGTTACAAAGATTCCAGGTTTTAAAGGCGGTCGTGGAACACGATGAAGAACAAAGTTGAGAAAGTAATGGGCGAGTTCAAACGGGGAACACTTCACTCTGGTAAAGGTGGGAAAGTTGTTAAATCTCGTAAGCAGGCTGTGGCTATTGCTCTCTCTGAAGCAGGCAAGTCAAAAGCGAAAAAGACTGTTAAGAAGGCGAAGAAAAAATAATGGACCCAAGACTAAAGCGAGCAGGAGTATCAGGGTTTAACAAGCCTAAGCGTACACCAAGTCACCCTAAGAAGTCACACGTTGTTGTGGCTAAAGAAGGAGACAAGGTTAAAACTATTCGCTTTGGTCAACAGGGCGTTACTGGCGATAAAAAGCCAACAGCGCGTCAAGCATCATTTAAGGCTCGTCACGCAAAGAATATTGCTAAAGGAAAAATGTCAGCAGCCTACTGGGCAGACAAGGTGAAGTGGTGAAAAAGAAAGCATTCTGGGACAAAAAGAATCCCAACAAGAAATCAACACCTTTGACTGCAGCACAAAAGGCTAAGGCAAAGGCTAAAGCAAAAGCAGCAGGACGACCTTATCCAAACTTAGTAGACAACGCAGCAGTAAAAAGAAGGGTTAACTAATGGCAAGTATTCCTGGTTTATCAATAACCGCTGAACTTAATCGTTTAGCAAATGGTGGGAATTATCCAGCAAGGACTGCATTTATTGCAGAACAAGGAGCCGCTAATGCCTGGGCTGGAACTGTTGGTAAAGGTTTAATCGGAGCACTTAACTACAAGGCTAGTGCATCACGTCAACCCAATGACTTTAAAAACCTTAATGCTATCTGTAATGAGTTGGCATCTACTACTGGACTATCTGCGGTTGACGCATTGAGGACTCTATAATGCCAACACTTGAAAGTATGATTGATGAAGTACTTATTAACCTTGCAGGTTACACATACCAGCAGGACAGAGCAACTTATATTATAGAAGATGTACCCGCTACTGCATCCACAATTGCTAGCCCAATTATTCTACAATTAGCCTCTACCGATAATATTGGTAAGGGCACTATTGAAGTTGGTGAAGAGTTGTTCTGGTTGGATTCATTTGACCGCGTATCTAATACAGCAACCGTCCCACCTTGGGGTCGTGGCTATCTAGGTACAGATACAACTACACACGCTGCTGGAACTAAAGTTACAATTACTCCTACGTTCCCGCGCTATGTAGTTAAGAGAGCAATCAACGATACTATTGGCGCTTTCGGCGCAAACATCTTTGCAGTCAAGACAACAACATTTGTTTTTAACGCAGCACAGACTACCTACGCGTTTAACAATCTTAACATCAATAACATTATGACAATAATGTGGCAAGATATTGGACCATCACAAGAGTGGTTCCCAATTCGTCGTTGGTCTTGGGATTCAATTGCATCAACTGCAGCCTTTGGCGCAGGTGCACAGAGTGTAACTATTGGTGATTACGTACAACCAGGACGCACAGTTAAAGTTATCTATGCAACTGACCCAGTAGCATTCCCAGAACTTGCAACACCAGCATTGACCAATGCTCAAGACTATGCCACGATTACAGGACTTCCATCTTCAACACGAGATGTTGCAATCCTTGGCGCTTCATATCGCCTACTTACATATTTGGACCCTGCACGTGCTG